ACCGTAAGCAACACCGTTGTAAGTAAACCCGCTACCAATACCACCTGAATAAATTAAATCTGTATTAACACCTGTCAGTGTTGTTGCGCCTGTATATGTGTAGTAACCGTAGCCACTCTCGGCTGCGGTAGCGAGTACACCGGTTTCAGCGATAAAAACAATCTGACCACTGCTCAGAGAGATGACATCGCCAGATGTCGTGGTGTTGACTGTGTAATCAACATCCCTGTACTTATCGTTACGAACAATCGTAATAGAGTCAACAACACCACCATTGTTGTTATCTTCACTCAGCTCTGCATCCATGTCTACCAGGATGGACGGAGCCTGACCACCTTGAACGAACAGAGTATTGCTGGAAGCACTACCAACAGTCTGGGTTGTAACACGCACTGCATCAAACAGTGGGCGATCAGAAAATACAGGTTGTTTGTTTGTTGAGGTAGAGGACACTATTTTTACCGTTGCTTTAGATAATTATAAGTTAAAGGGTTCAACCAGCGTATTGGCCCATTTTGCTAAAGGCATTAAATTCAGCTGGAAGCTGGAAAGCTTGTTGTGCAAAACCATCTGGGTTTGTTGTGAGCCCCAGGAACTCTTCAAGATATTTACCAGCAATATTTGACTTTGGCTGGAACTTTAGTTTCTTACGTAAATTATATTCAAGAACATTCATTGGCGAAGCGTCACCGTAGGTGGCGCGACGTACCTGACCCGGTAAATAATCAGAGTTGATATAGTCTGCAAAATTTGCCATTATTTATTTATTTAACACCTGTTGAATGACCTCATAGCCAGACTGACCTGGCTTTACGTCCTTGGCTAAATTACGGTATTTATCTGCCCAGATTCTCATTCCTTCATCGCGGAGTTTGCTGCGCTCTTCTGGAGTAGCAGATGTTAACTGAGCAATACGTGAACGTTCTTGATTGTATGCACGTTCTTCTGGAGAAAGTTGAGGGACAACCGGTACAAATAACTGCTGACCAGGGAAACCTGCACCCGAGCGGAAAGCTTCCGCTGCTGCACCTGTTTCTAATTCAGTTTGCTTGTAATTAGGAGGAAGATTTGCAATTGGACGCTCTGGAGTTGTCGTAGCAACAGGTGCTAATCCAGTCGAAGAGTAAGGTAGTCTTCCTTGCAATAATTCATTTGCGATATAAGATGTTTCATTCATAGCTTGCCCACCAGTCTTTTTCAATGCCTCATATGACATTCTTCCCAGATCACGATCTGATGTATCTGGAATAGCATTTAAAGCTTTATCTAAAAGACTTCCTGTTCTTCCTAGATTAAAAAGTTCCCAGCCAGTATAGACGCCTCCAGCGTTTGCTAAAACCCCTGGAACGGCTCTTAGTTCCTTAGCCATAGCAAAGCTAGGCTTAATAGATGGTGCAGATACTGCGCTTCCTTGTGGAACCAGCTTTTCAGCGACCTGTCTAGCTCCTCCCGTCCATCCAAATTGACGACGTAAAGCGGGATCGAACTGAACGGGGCTACCTGGAATCTGAGATACAGGACCACGGGAAAGAATTGTCCCTGCTGCTGAAGGTGTATTTAAAGCAGGTGCACGAAGCATTCCCCCTGGTCCAGCAGCACTAATTGGTGGTCTTACGGGAGGCGTTACTGCTGAACGCGTTAAGGTTGTTTTTGCTGCTGTACGAGCAGCTTCTTTTGCTGCTCCAGGAGACATCTTATTAATTCGATCTAATTCGCTAAGAAAACTTGTTGGTAATCCTCCCCAGTTCACACCTGGGGGTATGACACGTGATAAAACGTTTCCAGCCGCATCAGAGAGGAACTTTAAGTTTCTGGGGGCAGCTGAAGTTGTTCTATTTGAAAGAAAATTCGCTAAAAAATCTTGGTTAGGCATTATCGGCAAACCTCTCTTAAGTAAATACGGGAACCAACGGCGGTGTCGGCAGGACCAGGGAGTGCCTGAATAAATTCAGCACCAGAACGCTCAAAACGGTATCTTGCCTGCAGCGGATCTTTGTAGTTAGGAACGTACAAAATACCTGCAAGACGGTTTGTCTCGTACAAGTAAATCTCATCCCAAACTTTTAATGCCTCCTTGGCATTGCTTGATCGGATGGTACGATCAACGTCACCAACAATACTTTCCAGGCGAGTCGACGGAGAAGTTGCAACCTCTGTCTTCTTCTCGGCAGTGTCACACCTGCCAATCTGAATTGTAATCTTATCGTAGAAATAAGAATCAGGTACTGTATTCATTGCTTCTTCCAGGCGGGCATAATCACCTGCTGGCACGGAAACAGTAAAGTACCCTAAATGATACCTAATTCTACTTTTGTCAAAATCAGAGAGCTGCACAATAATTCTCTGTCATCAATTAATTATAGATTGCAGTAATCAACCAAGTAGTCCTGATAAGAAATCAGTGGTTGATTGAGTTCTGCCTTGCATGTAAGGATTTTGCTGCATGTAATTACGCATAAAAGGATTACCCTGGAACGCATTGGCAAGAACACCAGATAATAAAGACTGCGTTAATGAAGGTTTTTGTTTCTTTTCTTCTTGCGGTTTTGTCATTCCAAGGGCATCAAATAAACCTTGGCGATAAGCTGCAAGATTATCCTGTGACGAAACCTTCTCTTGCAGAGGAGGAGCAGAAGGCTTCTGAGGTAACTGAGAAATTACCATATTTTCATTAGCCTCCGGACGATCAATGTTCCCGTGACCAACACGGAAAAGAACATTGCCTTTGGGATCCAGGGATTCAGAGAAATATCCGTAGTCTTTAGCAGTACCACGGCGAACACTGCCGCCTGCTACTCCAGGTAAAAAGATTGAGGCATCTTCTACAGCGCCTTTATCAAAACGGCTTTTGCCTTTAAACGGGACATAAAAATCTAACGACTGCCAGCCAGGACGTTTACTGTGGGCAGCACCTGCTCGATTGAGTAAGTCAACCCGTGTTGCTAAGTCGGCCTCTGGGTTCCAGCGTTGGCCTGCAACTGCTTGATTAGAGAACTCAATCTCACGTCCAATTGATGCATACTTTTTTGCTAATGAATCAACCGCTTTGACACGTTCCCCGATGGGGAGCGATTCCAGCATTTTTAAGTCAATATGATAATCACTTGACCCTCCAATCTTTGCACTGGGGCCAGTAAAACCTGAACGGATTGGAGTATAGGCCATTACAACAGAAGTAGCAACAGTGAAAAATAAGTTTAAGTATTCCCAGAACACAGGACTCTTATCTTCTTATTTTAGAATTAAAAACCCCTGGTTTCCCAGGGGTTTAATGATGAAACTTATTACACTCGGATTAGGTTTGCAGAAATAACAGCATCCCAGTCGACTCGTTTAATTTGTTTCAATTGCTCGAGAGAGCTAAACCTTTCACCCGATAAGGACATCTGAAGATCTTTGATCTCTCGGGCAGTCTTCATTCCAATACCTTTAATGTGATCGGCAATCATCTGTGCAGTTGCACCGTTGATATTCAATCGGGTATCGGGGGGAAACGACCGAGGTTCCTCCTGGGCGGCTTTATCTTTAACCTGGAGCGCTTTAACTTTTTTAGTTGCGCTTTCGTCAGCAACTAATTCAGTTTTGTAAGCGGTGAAAAGGCGACCATCCTGGTCTTCAACCATGAACCAATCGCCGTTATCCCATTCGCTTACAACCTTTACATTAGCGCCTGTTTTTTTGTGCTGATAAAGCATAAGGACCAGAGTTAACTTCTGGTCCTAGTTTAACTTATTCAGCTAACTGTACGGTTAGGCAGATAGGCTTCGATGTCCTCGTAGCCAGGAGCGTCATCGGGTTGGATGTAGCAGATTTCCACAACCAGGTAACCGGTGAGGCCAGCGTTCGAGTCAGCATCGGAGATATAAATACCGCCAGAAGTGCTGGTGCCGTTAGCAGTACCTTTCGCAAACACCTTCATGGTGGTGGCGGCGGTTGCTTCGTAGTACACGATGCCACCAGAAACACCTGCAGCACCTGTAGCGGTGATGAAGGGGTTTTCACCGAAAGCTTGGCTACCACCAGCGAAGTAAATCTTGGTAGCAGCGTCACCAGAAACGGTGGAGGTCAGGTTTGCCTGAATCACGGCTTCACCAACGCCGGAAGCAGCGGTAGGACCACTGTCATCGCGACCGAAGGAGATGACGTTACCTGTAGCAGCAAACACACCAGAAGAGACACGGTTGTCGCCCCAGCCGGAAGCCACGGAGACGGCGGTGCGATACACGTATGCAGGCTGAGTGCTGCTGCCAGAGATCACCATGCCGGTGATATCAGGACGGGTTGTGTCGTTCCGATAAGGGGAAGGAACGATCACATTGCCGGTTGCCAGGGGGGAACCAGAAGTAGCAGCCACGGCCACGTAGCCGCGCTGCTGGAAGTAACGGTAGCCAGGGACGGCCAACACCGAAGTGGGGCCGCCGTTAGAGGCATTATTAGTACCGTCGTCTGTGGTGTCGATATTGCGATACCAACCGTTCAGAGCTTCTGCCCAGTTACCCGGGTAGATTTTCTTAGCAGATAAATAGCTCATCTATTTTGTCCTAAATGTTAAATACTATTTTGATCAAACAGTGCCGTCGTCTTGCAGGTAGCTGAAGGCAGTTGTAACGAAGTCCTTGTTCAGGATTTCGAAACCTGCATACAGTTGCCAGATCAGGATAATGAAACGGCTGAAGTCGTCGTTGTTGTTGATCAGCACCTGAGCGTTCGGGCCGCCGATACCAACACCGATAGCTTGAGGACCGAAGAAGTAACCCTGAGCAACTTCCTTCGAGGCATAGCTGGAGCCGTTATCGAAGGAGGTGTTGACGCTCTTGCTGGGGAAGTTGGTCGACTCGAAGAACTTAACGCCTTCGAACTGAACACCAGTAGGCATCACAGGCTCACCAGCCAGGAAGTAACCCTGACCAGCCTGGGGACCCATGTAGAAGCTGGTGTTGTTAGGCATCATGGGGTTGCCCATGTACATGCCTTGACCAGGAGCGCCAGCGTAACGGGCGATCTCACGGAAGTCAGGATCACGACGCAGATGCATCATGAAGACGGGATCGCAGATGCAGCGATACAGACCGTCAGAGAATGTAGGAACGTTGCGCTTACGCAGGTCCTTAACAACAGTCAGCAGGTCGGTACGAACCGAGAACTGTTGAACTTGGTTGTCATACTCAGTGGTGGTGTAGGAGATACGACCAGAGGAGTCCTTGGTCTTACCACCAGCAAAGTAGTAACCACCCTGGGAAGAAGAAGCTTCACCGTTTGCTTCAGCTTTAGACAGTTCGTCAATGAAGACGCGGTCACGCCAACGGCGATAGTCATCGAGCAGGGTCAGGGAACCGATGCTCTGGTGGAACATGTTCAGGTTGCCCGTGTCCAGCAGAAGGCGCTGGGCAGTGATCAGGGTCTCACGAGCAATCTTGAAGGTCGAAGGCTGTGTGGGATCACCCGGGTCTGCAGGACCTGTGTACTCCTTGAGCACCACCAGGACTTTCTCCTTGGTGATGTTACGGCTGTTAGCGGTACCGATTGTCTGATCAGCAATACGCTCACGGCTGTCCTTCGTACCAGGGGTACCCCAGAACTTGTAGCGATCTAACTGAACGGTCTGACCGGGCTGACGTGTGAAGTCATGAACCACAACGGGCTCAACAGCCATTTCCGCGATGTAAGCAGGGTGGGGACGATAGAGTTCCGCACCAAGAATCTTTGGAAAATCGTTATCAATGAACACTTTGTTTTATCCTCCAGTGTCGCAGGAATTGATGTTATCGGGTGAAAGATTCAGACATTACTATGTCTTATCTAACACAAATTTTAGCAGTTGGTAATTTATTTATTACATGTACTGCATTGTCGATGCCTTGTAACGAGCACCGGGTGAGTTGCTAGAGCCATAAGACTCTGGATCAAGAGGCATCTGTGCCTGGAACCCAGGAACGCCAACAGCTGATGGAATAGCACCAGCGGCTACACCACCAAGTCCAGCAAGACCGGCTGCAAGAGGAACCGCGCCAACTGCTGCACTCTTTTGAACCATTCCAGGAGTAATTTGTCCTGCACCTTGATAAAGACTACGCAAGACATTGGCTCCCCCTTCAAGAGCTTGCATCCTTTTGCTACCTGCAGGTGCTTTACGAGCTGCTTCGGCAACCGCTTTACCAACAGGAACAATTGCAGAACGGGTGGCTTCCGTTAAAAACGGTGCAAACCGGCCTGCCATTCGTGCGGCACCAAGGCCACCACGAGCACCTAAGGCTGCAGCCGCGCCACCCATTGCGGCGGTGCCTGGATCTTCGCCTTGGTTAGAAAGCATCCCGCCAACCACAAGACCTGCGGCGGCGGGAACTCCATAAGCCAAAAGCGGACGTGTTTGTCCTAATGGCTTCATCTGGATCACTCCATCACAAATAGTTTGTTTGCAACGGTCTGAGGTTGAGCTTGGTTCAGAACACGCCAGGCGTTCTGAGGATCACGAGTCATTTGATCGTTGAACGTACCCCAGAAGTTCTCAGGTTGCTGAGGAGCGGCAGCTGCAGGAGGTGCAGGGAACTGACCTTGTGTCGCAGCAGCAGGAGCAGTCGGATAACCTTCGGTTTCCAGCTGAGCTTCGTTCTCATACACCGGGCAAGGACCTTCGGGACCGAAGAACTTCAGGGTGTAATCGCTGAGCACATCGGGATTGGTCAGGATCTCGTTGTAAGCCAGGTTCTCCTGGTGCTCATTAACAGCGAAATCGGCATAACCACGGATTGAATCAGCGGCACGGCTGCCCCAGGCAAGGGCGCTATCAAGAACGCCTTCCAGGTTTAGTGCGTACTGATTCAGAATTGCGGGTGCCTCGACCCCGAACGCGTCGATCACCTGACGGCTTTCGCTGCTCAGATCCAGGTAATCCGCGATCTGCTCCAAGGACGGACCCGAGGAGGTTTGGGAAGAGTTGGGCGAGTAGTCCTGGCTGGGATACGAGGTCGGCGCTGCCGATTGTGGCGTACCCTGGGGGCTGACTTGTCCGAAGTTCGCCGGGGTAAATTGAGTCGTCTGTTGAGACGGTTGACCCTGGAACGGGGATTGAACTGGAGCGCTCAGCAGGTTCACTACCTTGTTGAACGCCGATTCCCAAGGATTGCCCTGCTCCGCCGGGGCCGGTTGGGATTGGGGGGCGTACTGAGTAGGGGCTGATTGGTAGCTGGGGGCCGCCTGCGGAACCGCCTGCGGGAAGCTGGTACCCACCTGATAAGCCACCGGGGCTTGTTGAACCGGTGCTGGAGCCACGTAGCTGCTTGGAGCCACTGCTGCTGCTGGTGCTTGGCTTGTCTGTGGGATCGATTGGACGGTAGCGTCCTGCATAACTCATCTCCTTTTGTAAGGCTTCTAAGGTTCGATACAGATATGGCGTCAAATCCAATCTCGGATCCGCAGCCATCGGTAAATCCGGTGATTGCGGGTGAGGAGTCTGCATCATTCCCCCCACCAAGCGAGCGAATGAAGAGTATGCACCCTGCAATTCGTTCACCATCCTGAACGGGAACCCAGATAACATCTCGGCCCGCTCCTCATCCGTCTTAGACGGGAAGAGGTATTTCAGTGCTTCAATGCTATCAACACCTAATTCCTGCAAGTTTCTAACAACAATTGAGTTGTTAAGAATGTCTTGCGTTGAATCTTCGTATACGGGTCCCAGCCAACGCCATTGAATAGTGATATCACCATCTGGGATTAAGCCTAATACACCGGGAGGTATTTGTTGCGTCCGAAGACAAGCCATCATTAATTGTTTGACTTGATCTTCAAACATGGACATTGCATCGTTATACATACTTACTTCTTCTGGTGATGCACCCTCAGAAGGAGTAATGGGCTTCTCAAGGCCAGCAGCTGCGGCCAGGGTTTCACGGAAAAGCCTTTCTTCTTGAAAAATTATTAGTTCAATACACCTGCAGATGCCATACGTGTAAATTGCATTTGCTTTCTTTTTGGCAGTTGCAGAAACACGACCGAACAAAGATTTGTACTCAGTTGCAGTAACACCTGCGGAAATTGATAATTCATCCACACCACCTAATGCCGTGCGGATTTCTTCGCGGTACTGACGTGCGAACGAATTCTGATCACCAGTGATCGCATCAGGAACGATGTAGCCAACACGATCATTCGGCTCCAGGTTTGCAATAACTCGTGGAACGCGAATCTGACCATCGACTCCACGGCTGACAGGATCAGCCTTAAACATCGACCGACTTAAAGGACCTGCGCCTGCAAAGCCAGAGTTGGCAGCGATGGAAGGACGTTGAACTGTTGCGTCGCCACCAGACTCAATCAGGTCAGTCTTAGGACGAGAAGACAGCAGTGTGGGGTTACCAAAGAAGGTAACGTTCTTCCGCATGGTGCGGACCATCTCATCATGGGTGACGATGTGATTCGCAAGTGCATCGAACTCACCTGTTCCCTCTGTAGAAAAACCCTTCGGGTTATTGAAGATCTCAACACAAGGGATGAAACCTAATGTATTTCGGAATGTCTTGGTTTTACCACCAACAGAATAATTAGGTTGCTCAAAAGAAATCTCACCTTCTGAATGAGTTTCTTCAATTGTTGTACGTTTAATAGATAAACGAATATATCGTTTTGCGCCCTGTTGACCCATGCCATTGGCACCAGTCAAATTTGTAGTTTGAATCTCAGGCTCAAATCCAGCACCACGGCGAACCTTGTAGCTGTAGATGATTACGACTTCATCTAGCTCGCCATCGACGTTGTAATAAGTCCGATACTCGTGACGACGAAAGTAATAAAGACGATAATTAGTATCAGTTGGGCGGATGTAAAAAAGTCCTTGTCCATCACACAGAAAATAATCCCAGATTGAATCGAATCGTGTATCAAGTTGGTTGTATTTAATTACACGGTCAACAAAATCTTTGCGCTGGTTACCGAAATTATCTTGTGCAGGAAAAAACTCAACCCCTTGGCGCACGCCAAAAAGTTTCATCTGTGCCAGATGAGACGCCACAATGCCAGTGTCAATCATCGACCCACCGTCTTTATCGAGGTAGGAATCAATGATTTCCTTAAGCCTAGATTTAGCGTCCGCCGACATTAACTATTTTCCTTTTTATCTTTATTGATCTTAGCAGCCTTCGCTCGCTTCTTGGAATCAAGCCATTTGCGGAAAAAAGCTAATTCAGCTGGGCCATAAAGCTCTGGATGTTTAAGAGCATTTTTGACCAACTTTTTAGTTTTCATCTTAAGAAACGTATTTGCCCTGGAAACCTGCAGGAACTTGACCAACCGGGACCTGACCCAATTGAGGACCCAAGTAAAACTGTGCGTTTTGAATACCACCCATATTGCCGATCGCACCAGGGAGACTGCCGAAACCCTGGGCTAAAGGAAGCTGTGGACCGGTGCGCCGAAGAAAAATTTCTCGCTCATTTGGATTATCGGTACCTTGACCTTTGTTATAAATTTTTTGCTGGCGTGCGTCTTTCTTAAAAGCTTCAGGATTAATAGCGCTGCCAGGGCCACCCATGAAATTACCGCCAGCCATCAGGTTGCCTGGTGCGCCAGGTACACCTGCACCTTCGCCTGCGTATCGAATACCTCTATGGAACATTCTTCTAACTTCTAATCTTCTTATTTTAATCCTCTAAAACTTCATATCCAGCTGAATCATTTACCTTTGTCAGAACTACCCCGTTCCCCCTCAGGTCCCAGTCGAGTACATCCCCCTCTTGCCACCCCATCTCATCCACCAATTCATCTGGTAAGGTAATAAATGGATTGCCATTATCGTCTTCCTGCACTTCGACAATGTAATTCATTTCGACAAAAGCTTTTCCATTAGCTTATCAAGCTTGTTATTGATTTGCTTAAAGTTATCGTGCATTTCCTTGATTTCTCTGAGGAAATCTGCTTTTAAAACGTATTCAATTGGCATGCGGTTTACTTGGTCTTCCAAGAGATCAATCCTTCTTTTCTGCGAACCAATGTAATCAAAAGCCTGTTGTACACGCTCTTGTTGACGGTCCAGAATCTTATTGGCTACCCATGTTCCGCCTGTAAATGCAGAAACGATGGCAGTTGCAATGACTGCCAAATATTCCGGACCCACGAACTTAAATAAATTGTTTTTTTAATTCTAAGACTAATAATCAACCTGTAATTTACCTTTGCGCATCAACCCGGTTACCAACCAAACCAACGCATCGACGCAATCATCATGGCTACTTACACCGAAATTTGTGAGTTCCTCGAAGAGATTTGTGAAGTTCCGGTACCGATTGAAAATGATTTTTCTGTCCTCAAACATTCCCATAATTCCACGGAAACGTGCCAACTTGTCTGCACGGAAACCCTTCACAGGATGCCAGATCAAATTGTAGAGACCTTCGTTATTCAGGCAAATCCTCTTGAAGTCTGCTTCGAGGGATGCCTGGTACTGGACGGCCTCTGACCAGATATCACAAGTCGAATAAGTTGGGAAGTAATTTCCACTTTCATCTCGACCAATCACAGACCAATCATTAAGTAGTTCCTTCATTGCATCCAACTTCTCGAGGTTGCCCATCACCCTGAGACGCCTGTAATCAATGATGTGGATGCGATCTCCAATCCTTCCACCTAACACCATTACGGTGTAGTCATTCTTTTCTTTGGTGCCAGCTGAGAGATCAACACCAATTCCAAGAGCGTCAAACTCTGTTGAAATCTCGGCTTTAACCAATAATTCCGGTGCCAAGGACAGCTCATTCTGACGAATGATCTTGTTCATGTACTGGAAGGAAAAAGCAATTGGGGCCTGTCTTTTCTTTTCCTTCAGAT